AACGGATTACATTCGCCTTTCGGAATACTCAGCGACCGCGATCAATTGTGCAAATCGGTGCGACGCTACTACCATCAGTACTTGGTTGGACCAACAACGTCCTAGATCAGATGAGCTAGTCCAAGGCACTCACCGACGGATGCTCGCAGCCAAGTTGTCAGTCATTCTGTTCAACCAAGAGCCCGAGAAGCGTGTGGCGAGTAACATTACCCCTGCTTTCTCTGGTCCCATCCGCCATGCCGACGCGATGCCGGCGATTAAGGCAAGTTCCTACGGTGTCGCTCTTGACGACAGTTGGGTCAGCCCCTTGGTAACAATTCATGACGTAGCCGTCCAGCTGAACGACCACGCGGCAGCAGTTTGTGTCCAACATCGACTCGAAGGACCGAATCGAGACGCCGTGCTGCATTCTTCGGAGCTGTTGCAGTATGCCCCCATTTTCAGAGAGATAGGCGAATTTTACTCCAAGCTTGTCTCACCATGGCGGTATATGTCGGTCGAAGAGCTTATGGAGAGGTACAAGACGTCCTCAAAGAAGACAGCCCGACTCGTAGCCAACCTCACCACCGGCAGAGACATTCAAGACACAGACAAAGTGTTCTTCAAAGCTGAGGGCGTCAAAGCGAACCCGGAGCCAAAGGTGCGAGTTGTCGTTGACAAACATAATCCCACATGGCAACAATTTGTGTTGGGTTTCATCAACACCATACTTGCTGAAGCGTTAGGCACTTCTTATGCGTTCTCCTGTAATCCTCGTGAACTGTCTGAGCAGCTTTTCTTGAAGTTCGCTAATAGTGACGTGATCACCGGGACCGACGCCTCGGCATTCGATGCGAGCCACACCACCAATTGGTGGCGTTGCACTGGTGAAATGTTGCAAGCTATGCTGTCCGAACCCGTTTGGAAATTGGTCCAGCCCACGTTTGACGAGTTGAAAACTAGTAAGCTCGTCATCTTTGGCCTTCAGGCGGATGGAATCTACCGTCGTAAAGCCAAAGTCGATGGGATGAATGGCACCGGTCACTCTATGACAGCCAGTCTCAACTCTACAAGTATGAGGAATTTGATCATGCTCACACTCATCCTCGATTTTGGGTTCACTGTTGAGGAAGCCCATCATTTCATCCTAGAACATGCGATGGTTGGGGGAGATGACGGACTGTTTGACCCAGCTGACTTGCCCATACAAGTTGAGGACAAAGCTGCCGTATGGCTCCACGCTTTTAGGAACAGAGCGAAGTCCTGTGGATTTGATCTCAAAGAGGAGCTTTTCCCAAAAACTAGGTTCAATTTCCTAGGACGGTACTGGTGCATCGTCGAGGCTGACGGACTTGCCAGTTCGGTGACTGATGTCGAGAGGAC